TTTAATTTCTATTTCTTTCATATCTATTGATTAGTTAGGGCGGCTTTCGCCGCCATGTTACTATTACGTTATCCTAATGGGTTTTCTTCCTCGCCACCGCTGCCTGTATTACCGCCCCCGCTATTACCACCACCGGATGGCAATTCTCCATTTGTAAGCACGCCAGTGCCTTCAAGAGACATAGAGAAAGTTGCTTTATCGCCATCAGGTGCAGTCGCATCAAGAGAAGTTATAATTGCCATTCCTTTGTATGGTTTATCCGGAAGCAACCACCCTCCATCAGGATACTCATTCGCCTTGTTAGATGGGATACCGAAAGCTATTTCAACGGGGTTCGTTGCAACCATCAAAGCAAATAACTTGTCATAACCATTAGCATCTTTATCTGCACTGAATACATTATCACTCGAACAATTCCACCCCAATTTTTTAACATCTTTCTCATTCCATATTCCGCTGTCCTTACTCTGCGTATCAATCGTTTCGGCTGATATAACAATTTTACAAGATGTTGCCAACGCAATAGCCTTACCATCAACAAACAACATCAAATCCTTACCTAATACTTGTTTTGCTCTACTCATATAATTATAACTTTAAATGTTAGTTTCTGTTTCAAATGAAAATACAAGGCGCTGAATAAATGTATCTTCTGAAAAAGCCTCATCCGTGCTAATTAAATTTGCATCCATTACTGAAAAGCGTTTATAGCTTCCTGTTTTCTTATCTATCAAATCGCGCACATATTCTGCAATAATGACTGAACGAGAGTAGTTACAATCGGCTATTACAATTTCAACCTCTACATTATCACCAATGCTATATCGGTCTTTCGTTAAATTAGGAGTTAAGGCGTTACGCTTGTAAATGATAAACGGGAATGTAGTAGCTCGCAACGTTGATACGGGGAATATCTTATCCCTTACAATACGTTTGAGTTCACTGGAAGACGTCAACCTCTCATATATATGTGTACCAATTGATAAACTCATTTTTTATTTTTGCTGATTACTTTATTAATCGCGGCTATTACATTTTGCTCCAACGAACTTTCTGCTGCCGATTTGGTTGAACTTATTGCATCGCTAAAGAAATTATATGCTTTCATACTACCTCTGTTCATACCTTTTTTGGTAGCTCGCTCTTGTGTTCCCATTTCGATAAACCGGAGAATATAAGAACGCGCCCCTTTCTTCCGCTTATCTAAAAGGTCTATCCTCGCTCCTGAAGCATTTTTATATACCGCTATATTTATGTCATTTTTTAGAGGCTTATAAGAAATCCCGTTTCGAGTTACTGCATTATTAGCATTCGGGAAAATAGATACTAATTTATTCTGCGCTCCTTTACGAATGATTAAAGCCGATTTGCGAATAGCCGACTTTATAGCCTTTTTCGCGTCCTTATCATTTAACTGAATAAGCAATCGGTTTATCTTCTCTACATCAACCTCTACTTTATAGGTAGCTTGTGTTACGTTACTCATTGATTAGTTCAGCTTGTATGATTGTACATTGTTGTTTCCGGTCTTTGTTGATAGTTAATATCTTATATCGCCTATCTTCATGTATGAGTATCATTTTCTCATGTACATTTTTACAGTACCGTATTTTACACGTAATTGAGAACGGGTTATATACTTCTCCGTTCTCTAACTTGCGGCTACCGGATGCGAATTTCACCTCCGCACGCTTGGATAATACATCTATCCATTCATCGGAAAAACCACCCATTTCATCACGGATAGTCCGCGTTTCTTGAAAGCGTACTATCTCATTAAGTAATCCAGCCTGCATTATTGATACTTTTTAAATGGTCTGATAAGATATGCCAATGTGTAAGGGATAACGTTTGGAGTGGCAAAAGAAACTGGTTCACGATTAGCATAGAAATTTCCTGCAAGTATTTTAATCGCATGTTTGAGCATTGGATTTAACATTCCGTTCTCTTCATATTCTGAAAGAGGCGTATTAATAGCTTTTTCTACCGACATCTGTGCAACGATAACAATATCCTTTAGATAGGCATCATCATCGCTAAAATCTATATTCAGATGCTTCTTTATATCTTCTAATGTTATATATTCCATTCTTTTGATTTTAAATGAAAGTGGAGACATCTCATAATGCCTCCACCTCCCAACAACTAATATAGAAATGATGAAAACAAAATTGCTTTATGCAGCCTTTTTCTTGGCTATTGCAAATGCCTCCGTACGTGCTGTAACCAAGTCATAGTCAGTATTCAGAATGAAATTAACTACGTTTGATTTGGCATCCGTGTACGGGTCTATAATCAAGTCCATCTCGCCAAACTGACCGATGGCTGAATAAGAGAACACACCGAACCCGATTGTATCAGCATCCATGTAGTTGGACACAAAAACTGGATAACCGTTAATCATTCCATCCTTACAAACCATTTCAGCCGACCCTTTTTCTTTCGGAGTTGTTTTCAGTGCTCCGTAAACCTTTGGAGTACATACATACGCGGCTGTACCGTCTGTTACATCTGCACCATTATCCATTACGGTAGTTTCTAGTGCTACGACATTGGCAAATGTGAGTGCAATATCGTATTCGACATCTGCTTTTGTCTTAACGAAGCATCCATCGGTCGCACCTGCCAACTTTGTGCCAGAAAGCAACCATTTATTGAGTAAGCGAGCAGATGCTTTAGAAAGCTGCGTTAACACGATATTTTGCAAATCATAGTTAGTCTGCTTAATGGCAGTACGGGAAACTGGAATAGAGACAGAAACACGTTTAGGTGCAGCTTTCACCTTTCCAATATTCAAATCGCTATCTCCGATTGTTGCAGTTTCTCCGGCAATGGATGCCTCAACCGCTTGCAATGTTGGAAAAATGAACTCGCCAACCAATCCGCTTTGCAACTTGATACCTAATTTATCAAGGATTAACCCCTTTTCAAGTGGCGCTATAACCTCTCCAACTGTAACGGGCACAGCCGCATCCGTAGTAGTAATTGCAGAAACTTCCGCACGACTGACTACCTTAATGCCGTTTTCAGAAACAATGCCTTTATAATCAGTCAAAGAACGGTGGTTCACCACATCATCAACAGCCTTTGCAAACAATGCCGCACCGGACACACCGCCAATATAATCAGGCTCGTTATCCAATCCTCTACGCTCTGCGCGCATTTGTAAGAGTACTTTCTCGTTTTTCAGTGCATTAAACTCTTTCTCCTCCGTTTCATTCAGGGCACGTTTCTCAGTTTCAGCTTTGTCAAGCATTGCGCGCATCTGTTCCTTAATTTCTGCAATTCTTTCGTAATCTTTTCTCATAACTAAATGAATTTTCTTAAATTATTAATTTGGTTTATATGCTCAATGTCTTTTTGTTCAATGTCCGAAATGCTTCTTACCGTTACATCCGTATCAAAATACGCGGGGTCTGCAACAATGGAGACATCAAACAGTTTGTCTATCTTGTGAACAGTACGGAAAAGGATGCCATCCTTTCGCTCGTAGGTAACATTCCTTTTTTCGTCCGTCCAAAAGGCAAATGAAGAACCGAATAAGTCACCCCTGATAATCATTTCTATTGCATCGTTTCCGCACTGCGTATTCGGTGCATCGAACTTGTATGCCAATCCGTAATCATCAACAGATAAAAGTAATGAGCCTGTACCCATGTTTGACCGCGCTAATAGCCTTTGTTTGTTATGCTCCATCAGAGCCTTTATATCGCAACTGCGTATCAGTTCATCTGTGATTGCCCCTCTTTCTATAACCTCTATAAAGAAATGTTTTTTATCAACATCATACAATATACGGGACTGCCTGCCGAATACAGAGCCATAGCCTTGTATCGTTCGTCCATCTATTTTCGGAGATGCTTCCGCTGTGTAACTTCTTATTTCCATTATCTTTTTACAATATATTTTTTATTCGTTCTTTGGTAGCTCATCTTTTTATCCGTGTATCTTTGCCGAGTTGATAGGTGCAACATTACAGCTAACCATTACTGTATCACCTCCCTCAATAGGTGTAAGACCTTGTTTCATCCGTAGGTGGTTTGTGGTGAATACACCTAACTCATACATAGATTTATCATAGGCTGCACGAGTTGTCAAATCCGTTTGGTATAAAGCCTCCAAATCAAAGTTTATTTTATAAGTGCCACTCAATTTATCCGGTATCAATTTAGCGTTGAACTCTGCTTCAATCTGTGACAATATAGGCTGTAATGTATCAGTCAAAAATGATACCTGCCCCATTTCAGAAGCTTTGTAATTTGTAGATTGTCCTGCAAATGCCTTATCCGGATTAACGCCATAAAAACGACACACATCCAATACTGAGAATTTTTTAGTTTCAAGTAATTGCGCATCTACCGGATTAATAGAAAGTTGCTGAAATTTTAAATCTTCCGAAATGGCAATAATATCTTTACCGGAGTTTAACTGTGCCTCAACTCTATCTGCTACTGGCGATGTTTGTTCAAAATCAAGTGCGTCAATACCGGACATACCGCCACTTGCCCCATAAAGCAACGCCTTTACTTTCGTACCATTCTGAAAGGTTTGTAAATTCTGATTATCAGCACTGGCAGAAATGGAAAGTATGCGTGAAGCATAATAGATTGTGCTTACTCCGGTATATCCTCCGTCAAGGCTCTTATTCTTCAAATGAATTATATCATCAGCATCAAAGACACCGGATATATGATTAATACCGTCTGAAATAGTGTACCTATTTGAAAACTTATCATAGCATACGGAATTGTTTGCGCAAAGAACCAATTCTGAAACTTCACCAAAAGTGTGCCTTATCAAGATATATGCGTTTCCATTATTCACCATTTGAATGACGGCATTCTGCATAAAGTCAAACGAATTAAGCCGCCTATTCGGTCTGCGGGTTAATACACCATGCAATTCGCTTTCACAATCAATTGAAAAATAGCCGTTTTTTTTCCTCTTAACTTGTAACGGCAATGAGGCTATTGTACCGGATAATATAGACACACACCGATATACGGCTGCAAGTTGCATAGCTCTGTTTGTACTTGTTACATCAATCGGTTGCGTTGGGAGTGATGGCAGACGCGACTGTATCGTTTTTCCGACAGCCTCATTCATCGAACGTTTCTGTTTTTTCCAAAAATCTAACTTCATATTTTATTGGGTTATATTGTTATACAGATAAAAAGTCATAAGATTAGTAATTGTGCCATCTATCTTTAGATTATGTGTTTTCTTTATGGGCTTTTTGTTTTCATTCCTATCCTCATCCAATACGGCATTGCCAAAGCAATAATAAGTAATCGGATTTTTGGAAAAGGAGATTTTTCCACGCTTTACTGCCAATTCAAAACTTTCTACGGGACTCGTGAATGTGCCATAGGTCTGTTTAACGGGAATTAGAATTTTCTTTGCACCGGATGCAGAAAGCATATTAACGAACTCGGCAGAACGGTACGGGTCATATCCGATACCTAATATTTTCACACACTTATTTCTCGCTAATATATCTGTAACAATCAGCTTATAGTCTATTACATTTCCCTTGCATAATTTCAGATCACCATCTTTTGCCCACTTCTCATAAAGTTCACGGTTCGGATGATTAAGCAAAGCATCGGCTGGAAAATAATAATCCGTATGGGAATGAAACGAACGGGATACAGCCGAATAAAGCATATATGTAACCGCGGAGAAATCATCGCAAACAGATAAGTCAACAGCGACCATACAAGGCGGGCGATTACTCAGTTTATCAATATATACTTCTTTAGTAAGCGCTTCAATATCGGATGCGGAAAGCCATATTTTTGCAGTGTTCTGCACAAATAGATTAAGTAGTTTTGTTCTGAACTCCAATGCATCATCAGCACTTATCAAGGCTTTTTGGTACTCACTCACATAGAAATCTTCATAAACGGTTATACCCATGTGAGGCTGCACCTTGCGCCATGTATGAGGGTCGCTTTCTTCATCGTGCGCATCCGGCTCAAAGATATGGGCAAATACAGCATCATTAAACAGCTCATCCCTTAATATTGCCTTATAATTTTTTAGCATGTCGATGAACGGGCATTCTTGTTTATCGGAGGCAGTAGTAATAACAATGGTTAAAGGGTTAAGCCGTGCGCCCATTGACGATGTTAAAACATTCTTCAATGCTGCGCTATCGGCTTGCGAGTATTCATCTAATATCACCGTGCTTGCATTTAAGCCGTCCAACTTATCGGGATTGGACGCCAAGCAACGAGCAAATGATGTTTTACCCTTTATCCTATTATATATAATCTCTCTATTGATAGTGAAACGCCTTAATTTCGGGTCTAAGGCTTTCAGTATGTTACGTATCTCATCAAAACAAACCTTTGCCTGATTATATGAATTAGCAGCCACGTATGTTTGCGCATTGGCATCCCCAAAAAGTAAATCATAAATAGCCAGGCTTGCAACGCTCGTTGTTTTACTGAATTTGCGGGGCACAAAAAGAAGTGCTTCACGAATAACACGCTTATTTGTTCCGATATGATAGAAGCCTAATATGTTGGCAAACTGAAACACCTGTATCGGAGTCAGCTTATATCTTGTCTTTCCTTTCGTACCGCTAAACTTTAGACTTTCATAGAAAACAATAAATTTACGGACTTCGCTTATTCTGAAATCGTATGTATCAAAAAAACGGAAGAAACGAACTATTGAAAGAAGTTCATAAAGATTATGGTCGTTCGGATTATTGATACAGCCACGCACATACGAACTTAGACGGCTATCTGCCTTTTCTAAGTTATATGAAAGTGCATCAATGCTACGCAATCTTTTTGTAGTGGCATCTTTTAACTGTATCAATTCATCTTTAGTCAACATCGCCAGCCTCGTTTACCTTATTGATTAAATCATTAACCTCATCATCTTCTGTTGCTGTAAGCGTCTGCAAGGTCAATCCAAGCTCCCGTAATTGTTTTCGGGTTGCTTCCAGTGCATCGAACAGAACTTTGAAAGCCGGATGAGCGGTCAACTTTTCATTATCTTCGCGCGTCTTTTCCTTTACATAGGATTTCATGCGCTTTTTGGATATGTCAGAAAGAGCAATCCGGAACGCCATATAAGAGCCTGCACAAAGTTCTATACACAAATCTAAGTCGGGCGTATA